CTACATGGAAGACGACAGAACAGCGCAAGTAGCAGCAGCAATAGGGGAACTAGCAGTAGCGAAAGTAACCAACCAATACTGGGGAGGTCACGTCTGGGCGGGTAACAGGCATCAAGAAAACCGTGGACGAGCAGACGTAGGTTACAACATAGAAGTAAGAAGAGTTAGAACATCTAACAACGCGGCGGTACGCAGACGGCAACTAGGTCAAAACCTAGATCTGTTTGTGGTTCGACCAGTACCACCTGAATTTAGAGAGGTGGAGATGCTTGGGTGGATAAACCACGACGAAGCATGGGAACTAGGAGAACCATCGGGTTATGATGCGGACAACACCCGTGTTATAGCCCCCGACTTTTTAAGGGCGGTAACAGAATATGGCGGGGAAACAACGCGAGTTCCCGACTGATCCGACAGATGCGTGGCAAGAAGGTAAGGTACAGTTCGGGGCTAGACAAAAACTTCATCCAACCAGACCAATGACAGAAATAGAAGCATTAATGCAAACGGCACCATCCGGTTATGAACCTTTAATGCCTTTAGAAACCACTCTTCAACTCAAAGAAGTGTTAGCAGACGCTATAGATAAACTATCCCCATTGGAGAAATGGATAGCGGAAAGACTTTTCATAGAAGGAATGTCTCTACGAAAAGCAGGAGCAGTCTTAGGGATACCTAAAACATCGTTAGCGCGCAGACGTGACGTTATAAGACGTAAACTGGTAATACACCTAGCGCAAGAACCAAAAGTAATAGATTGGTTCAAAGATAGAAAAAAATCAATCAGTTTCGGGGACGAGACATTGCCGGATCAACCCCATTAAAGAAGTAGCCCAAGCAGCGAAAGCAAACTGAGCCTCTTCAATGCCGTCAACACCGGCTTGGAAAGCAGCGAGCAAAGCCTCTGCTTCTGTCTCATCGAATACGAGCAGCAAACCCAACAACCCTTCACCGGACCACTTGGCGTGAGTCCCATCAAAAGAATCAAACAGGTGTGCGGACGATTCTAACTCCCGGTAAATTTCTTCTTGAATAGACGTACCTTGCTGCTCTAAGAATAATTCCCATTTAGCGTCAAGGTCCGTGTCATCCATTATTGTTTCGCTACCTTGTCCTTCACAAAGGTTTTCATTACTGATACAGCCGCTGCTAAACCAGCAACACCCGCACCCTTTGCTGATGAAAGGTCAGCAACAACAAAGACACCTAGAAATGCTTGCGCGAAAGTCCACGCTGCACGTTCTAGCATGTCAACCATATTCTTCAATTTCTTTTCCTTTTGTTAGATTTCCTCGCATTATCGTATGCGATGGCGGCAGCCTGATCACGTTTATAACCTTCCGAAATCAATTTGCCTATATTACGACTAATAGTCGCCCGATCAGAACCTCTTGCTAAAGGCATGATCAGTACCTAGGGCGTGGTCTTTTCTTACGCGCCATTAATCGTTCTCGTCGAACTTAGCCCGCATACCGTTACCCATTCGTAACATAGCGTCACCAGTTAACGTACCTAAATTAGCAGTAGGGCGAGTAACATTATCAACTAATATTTCCCCTGTTTTAACTAAACTAGGAGATGTTCCATCTAAATTGTGTGGCATCATAACCTACTTTCCGAAAGGGCGACCACCCTGATTGGCGTTGCCCAAATTAGTTCCCCGCAAATACGCTGCGGCTTTCTTAGCCTTCTGACTCATATCCCACATATTAAACGAGGACGTAGAGTTGTAAGGCTGATCATCCTGCGACCCAAATGTTTCTTGGAACGAAGGACCATATCCTTTACCTTTTGGCATAATATTTTTCCTTATTGTATAAACAGGCAGCCGAACGTGTCACCGTTCACCACACCTGTAACCTTCAAAAAACCCTGTGTCTCTTGAAACTCTCTGACAGCGGACACGGTTTTCTTACCGAAAATCCCATCAACAGGACCCGGATTGAAACCACGCTCCGCTAACTTTCCCTGCACTAAACGCACAGGTAAACCTCTACTACGAGAAGGACGAGACAAAGGAGTCTTCTTAACCTGCTCATGTAAATCTTTGAAAAACTGGATTATCGCAGCCCAATCAACAGACTCAGGTGCCTCCACGACACCCATGCCTCCCTCAACCCAGTCACCTAAAATGTCACCCGGACACGTCGTATACCCTTCACGACTCTTCTTACGATGCGTCGAAACCCAAAGCCCTCTACCGAAGTGAGACTCAGCGGCATCAATAACTGTTTGTAAAGCACGTAAAGCATTGTCGTGAGGCTTATCAAAACCCCAGCCAGTAAAGCACACGCTGATTGAACGACTGTTCCAACCTTTAGTTCCCGCTCCACGGTTATCCCAACCTCGTCCCTCAAAAATAGTGCCGCTCTCATCAACAAGCCAGTTGTACCCAACACCATCCCAGCCTTTACCCATGTGATGACGCTCAAAAGCCTTAACAGCAGCCGAACCTTTAGGTCCGTTCTGCACACCAGAATGATGAATAACAACACCCTGAACTCTTGCCTTGTTTAACTTGTCGAACTTTCCTTTAGGTGGAGGTTTAGCCCCCCACTCTTTTCTGGAAACATACTTCATACTCATAAGCCCCTTTTGTCCCGTTGCGTACAACCAGCCTAGATTATAGGACGGTTCCAATCACGTCTTTTACGACGCTCCTCAGATTTTCTAATCTGTTCCCTTATCCTCTGAGAACGCTGCCTTCGAGGAGTATTAATTTTTATACTCAAACCAGCACCAGTAGACAAAGCAGTCTGTAACCAAGTGTCTTGAGTTCTAGCATCCTCTGGGATCATACGCCTTAACCGTCCAATAAACGGTAACATTCCTTCAATGACTCCCAATTTTTTATCATTAATAAGCCACTCTCCTCTTCTATTTTGTTTAGCCCAACCCAAAGCCTTAGCCGCTTCTTTCAACCCCGGAATCACCCGCAAAGGAGCAGGTAAAGCAACAGGCTTATCCTGATAAGGGATACCAGCAAACACTTTTTTCTCAGCCCAATACTCAATAGGTACTTTCACAAAAGGAGTAGCCGAAGAAGCAAGTTGTTCCAACACACGCTTACCACCCTCAGCAGTCGGATCCATCCTGATCAAATCCTGCAAAGGTAAATCAGGAGTGAAATAAGTAACAGAATCACCTATTTTGAAAGGCAATTTGAAACCATAAGGTTCCAACATGTAATCTGCCACATTTTTGTCCTCAAACGATTCCGACTCCATGTTGCGACGCAAAGCCATCATCTTGTTAAACTTCGCTGGGTTCTGAGCGAGGAAAGAAATCTGCAACGGAAGGTTGTTTCTTGTCCAAGTGTAAAAAGGAATAAACCTTTTAGCAATGTTGCTTTCAGCGCCAGACAATTTACTGTAATCAAAATGTAACCTGAAGATTTCATCAACAGCCTCATCAAGATTACGCCCCACTCTCATAGAATGTAAACCAGTTCCTAAACGCATAGCCGACTCAGCAATACTATTAGCGTTACGGACACCAGAGAACAAAAAGAAACCAGCATCTAAAGGATTCACACGAATGTTCGCACTCCTATAATTAGCAGGAACACCACCTTGTCCTACACTTTTTTTAGTTCCTACCACATAATCAAACCAAGAAGACTTACCCATCTTAATATCAACCGAAGAAGTAGCCTGACCACCACCATGAGCGTTCAACTGAACCAACTGCAAAGCATTACGGAACTCGATATCTTCAGGATTATTCGCCACTAACTTTCTTAAACCCGCCTCCAAATTACCGTCACCCTGATTCATAGCCTGAGTGATAAGCCTTATAGTACGGAAAGTTTCATCAATAGGAATGTCCGCAAACCACATGTTAGCCATACCACCCATGATGTTTCTCATAACAAAACCCGGAGTAGCAACCATCTGTGCTTTCATCCAGTTATGAACCCTGTCATACGCTTTCAACCAAGATTTAACTTCACCAATATCATTCATCTTCTGAGAAGCAAGCATCGCTAAATGAAAATCGTCCTGATCAACGTTACTGCCACTCGCTAAACGCCAATTACCCCACTGTTGATCACCGCTGGATTTCCACAAATTCTGTATCTGTTCAGGAGTAACATCCTTTACTTCAAGTTTTCCACCTAAATCATTTAAGTTACCTACTAACCTGTCGGCAAAAGCATCTCTGGCTTCAGACACAGTAGGTCCAACAAAATCAGGACCACCCAGTAATTGTTGTTCAATATAATTACGTTGAGCGCTTATCTGAAGAATCTGCTCCTTACGTTGCAAAAGTTCATAAGCCAAAGTGTTCTGCAACACTTCAGGAGTAGCCGCCATCTCAGCCTGAATACGTGCAAGATTAGCAGCCAGATCATCACTAGCCGCTTCAAAAGAACTAACAATGTTTTCTGTAGCCAAAAAATTAGCCCGTGAAGTACCCACACCCTTAGCACGATTCAACTGGTCATAACGTTCAATCAAAGCACTAGCATCAATCAACTCATCTTGAGTCCACGCTTGATTCAACCACGGTTGCCTACTGTTAGCCAACACCCCATTAACATCCTCCCAAAAATTAGGACTACGAGGAGAAGGTAAAGGATTAACAGATCTCATAACTATTTCCACAGCGTCAGGCTGAGGTGTACCCAAAAAAGGTCTTTCAACAGGTCGAGCAGTAACACGATCTATAAGAGCCTGCCCTACAGGATTAGCCTGATCAATAGACTGACCAGCATCTTGCATCACCTTATTAGTAGCATTTCTTAAAGCATTAGGAGTTACCTGTTCACCTTCCAACAAAAGCCTAGGTGTAAACATGCGTTGTATCTTTTCACCAACTTCAGTTCCAAAAACTTGACCTGCTTCATCAGATAAACGAGTACCAACAGCCGCTAAACGTTGACTAATCTCCTGTGCA